TGCCAGTGTGCTACCCACGTCCCACCAGCCATGTACCCTGTACCCGGCGTCCGGCAGCAATCCTGAAATGATCGTGCATCATCTACCCCCTTGACGCCGGCCGAGTGTTGGTAGAACATGCCTTCTACCAACACTTCGAGGAGCGCCACCGTGGGAACCGCCGCCCGACCAGCGAAACACCAACAGTCGCCCCGCGGCGCCGCCCAAACGCCGCGCTGCGCCAGCGCGAGCATCTGACCGAGGCGGAGATCGAGCGGCTCGTGGCGGCGGCGAAGCGGCGGGGTAGGTACGGCCACCGGGACGCTCGTGCTGGACCCCGGGCTACGCCTAGGGTCAGGCGCAGAGAGCAGCGGAAGTTGGCGCCGGGAAACCCGCTGCGGAAACCCGGCGCTGCGAAAAACGAGAACGCGGAAGCGGGGAACCCGGGACAAGCTACATGGTGGGCCGCAGCGTTCGCGCGTCGCGCAGCGCCGCCGCTCGCAGCTACGCTGCATTCGGCTGCGCGCCCTGCGCGTTCTGATCGCGGTTGCGCGCTGCAGCATGACCGGGGGGTGGGGGGTTGGCCGGCCTGCGCTCGGCTGCGGTTGCCACTCATAGCCACGAAACGCGATTTCGGGGCACGTAAGGGCGGCGGCCTTACAGGTCGCCGCCTACCAAGTCGCTAGGAGCGAGAAGCGAGGATCATGCGCCGCGCGTTGCCGCGCATCACGTCGCCGGTTGTCATGGTAGAAGGCGGCCCTCGCCGCCAAACGGGCGCGCGCCGTGACCCCGGCAACCGCCACCGCGACGTGACCCGGACCAAGGAAGGGTTGGATTCGCTTCGCCGTGACGGCCGCACGCTCGGCCAAGGAGCGGGCAGGGACGGCCGTACTCCTGGCGGCGACCGGGAGCTGGCAGGGACGGCCGGGAGCGGGCAGGGACGGCCGGGAGCTGGCAGGGACGGCCGGGAGCTGGCAGGGACGGCCGTACTCCTGGCGGCGACCGGGAGCGGGCAGGGACGGCCGTACTCCTGGCGGCGACCGGGAGCTGGCAGGGACGGCCGGGAGCTGGCAGGGACGGCCGGGAGCTGGCAGGGACGGCCGGGAGCGGGCAGGGACGGCCGGGAGCTGGCAGGGACGGCCGGGAGCGGGCAGGGACGGCCGGGAGCGGGCAGGGACGGCCGGGAGCTGGCAGGGACGGCCGGGAGCGGGCAAAAAGAAACGCCCGGCGCGCGGCCGGGCGTTTGAAGGCGGGCGGGTTTAGATGCTAGGCCAGCACTGCGATGGCAAGGAACAGAGCAGTCATGCTGCATGCTCCATTTCCGCATCCGATTCTAGGTCCGTGCGGATATCGTCAACTTGGCTCCACAAAAACCGTTCGAGTGACTCGCGTTCTTCGCGCGTGTTAGCGAGAGCTCGCGCGATTTCGCGGATAGGATAGTCCGGCGATTCTAGGCGCGGATCGCACGATTGCGCCCACGCGTACAGATCGCCTAACGCAACATCTTGTTCCGCCGTCAAGTGATGACCTATGTCTGTCGCGAGCGGCGCGGCATCGTCGTCGCGCGCCGTGCGCCAATCGTCCGGCGTCATGTGGTCCGGCAAACATAGCGTTGGCGCGCCTGCAACCCGCCCGCGAATCCATGCGCCATTCTGCCAAGTCCAATCCACCGCGTCGTCGTCCCATGCGCCGGGCGCGCTCCATGCGCCGGGCGCGTTCCAGGCATACGTATTGGAATACCAGCACCCATCATGCCAAAGTCCCGTGTTTTCGTTCACGATCTGAAACCCGCCGTCCGGCGACAGAAAAATCATACGATTGCTCCATCCGATGATTTCTGCCATGGCGGCTTTGAAACGAGGCGCAAGATGCGTGTCTAATCCGTTGTCCGCGAAGCCGCGCGCAAGCTCGCGCGTAAAGTGCGCCGTGTCGCTTTCGCCGCGCAGCTCGCCAGGAAACTGCGAGAGTACTCCGTTGTGCATCAGGTACAGCGAGTCGGTTACGCGGTGCGGATGCGTGTTAGCGCGGGAGTTAAGCCCGTGTGTGGCGTAGCGCCAATGCAGCGCGCATTCGCGCCCGCGCGCAACGCGATTGTAGAGTCGGCGGATTTTCTTTGGACCGGCGATCAGCTTGTGTGTTACCACGCGGCCGTCCTCTAGATACATCACGCCGAATCCATCCGGGTTGCGTTTGTAGAAATCCAGCATAGCTTCGCGCGAAAGTTCCGCGTCGGCCGGTTTGTAGATCAGGATGCACATGATTGTTAATCCTTGTGGTTGATGCGGTGAATTAAGCGGCAAGCGCGTCAGCGTCGCGCGTCGCAGGTTCCCCACTACGTTGCGATGGCAGCAATCCCTCGGTCACAAGCGCGAACGTTTTGCGGACCCGCTGATCCGGGCGCGAGAATTGCGGGAGCGTCCCGCGCGCTTGCAGGAACTTGACAAGCAGCGGGTACTCCTTGCGTTGCGCCGGTTGCGTAAGCCATAGGCAAAACTCGCGCGCCGTTAGCGCGTTGATGGACGCATAGCGCGCGTATGCTGCCAACGCGAAGCAAAACTCCACGTTCTTTAGTACGCGCTCGCGTTGCGTTGACGCCTTGAAGATCCGAAATTCAACCGTGGCGCGATTGCACAAGTTGAGCGCGTCATAACGATTGCGCTGATTGTTCCAGTTTTGCGCGAGCAAATGCGGTTCGCCTTTGTCCGCATGACGGCGGCAGTACGAGGAGCTTTCGCGTCCGGCAATCGCAGTAATGAACCTGTAGTTAACGCTTGCATTCAGGAAGACTACCATCTTGCCGATTTGCAGCGGCGTCAACGCGGCGCGCGAAACGTGAACGTGCATCCCTGCGGTGCTAGGCGTGCCGCGCAAGCCGCGCGTCACTTCCGGAGTGAGTTTGCGCCACAATGCGCGCTGTGCGGTCAACGTCATGGGCGCGCTGATGATTTCGAAACCGTTACGAAGCGAGCCATCCTCGCAGATGATGACGTGACCGAGTGCAGCCTTGACCCGCTCGGCCGCAAGATCGCGGTGTGTGGTATCGGCGCATTCAAGTTCAAGCTCAACGCCCGCGTACATGGTGTTTCCGACTGGGTGACGCGAATACGCGCCGGTATCATCAATAAACCCAAACACTTGATCCGCGCGCAAGGAGTGGTAGTCAGCGATTGTCCGGTCGGACGATTCCTCCTCGCCTTCTTGATGGTTGCGCTCGCAGTTCGGACAATATGTCTCAAAGTCAGGATTCTGGAAGTGTACACCGCAGTCGCCGCAAGGTGTCCAGTCATCGGACAGGCATAGGGTATGGAGATAGCTTCGCGCGTCAGTTCCCTGGTCGTAGATCGGCACCGCATCCTCCGCGTACAGGTATGCGCGGTGGATATGCGACCACACGCATTGTCCGCGCAGTGTAACGTGGACCCGGCCACGCGTTTCACCATCGCGCAGGATAAGCGCGCGTGTCTCGTCCGGCGGCGCGTAGGCATCGCGCGGCAATTCGCACCGCACAAGCCGCGCGGCCGCGGCTTCATGCTGGACTACCCACGCGGGAACGTGTGCCCTTTCGGCTAGTCCGGGGCGCGGGTTAACCATCGCTGTAACCCACTCCGCGCCCGTTTCGTCCGGGCGTTCCGGCCGGATGATTGTCACGCCGTCGCGGCGCAATGCTTCGGGCGTATCACCGTACCCTGCGCCGCGCAGGGAACCATCTTCGAAGGCGAGGAACCATTCAGCGGCTTGCGTTTCGGTTGTCATCGTTTGTTACTCCAGGTTGGCCGTCCGGGTGAATCCCTGACGCGCTTGCGCGAGGATAGCATCGTGTTGTGAACTTCGCAATGGTTAGCGGGCACTATTTCACGCCACTGTGCCACGTTGCCGAATTCACAATCCGACCGACGCGCGCGTTAGTGCCCACTAACATTGGCTTGTGCCGTCCGTCATCCGCCCACGTTAGTGAGTACTTGCTTTTGACGCCGCGATGCGGTATAATGGAATCAGACAGAGAAAGAAACCGCGTTTATGGGTGTCGAGATTTCGACGCACCAAGTTAGTGCACGCTAACACGCGGCATCCGCGATCCGCGAAGTCTGCGCCATTGGTTCCGGTCGGCCGTAGTGCCCGCCGTTCCGGCCGACCCGCGGTTGTCCTCCGACCCGAGGTCGTTCTCCCCGGCCGGTTGCTGCCCCTGTGCTACCTCGCCCCAGGCGACCGGGAAAAAGCCCAGGGAAATCAGGCGCCTGCGAAAAACCCTGATGTGATAGAACATCAGAAGAATTCCGACTAATCAGCTCGGGGTCCGGCGCTCCGCGCGGCAGTAGTTAGCGCTCACTCGTATCGCCTAAGCCCTTGATTCTGCACGCCTTTCAGCGTTGCTGCACTGCGGTGTCGAGTTCTCGACACCGGGGGTGGGGGTTCGCCGGCGCCGGTGCGACTGCGGTTGCCACTCTCGGTCAAGAAACCGAATTTTAGGAATGTAATCAGGGACATAGCGTGAGCGACGCCCCCTCCGAACAAACCAAGCAATGCCGCAAGTGCGGGGAAACCAAGCCGGCGACCACCGAGTTCTGGTACTTCCACCGTGGCGAGCCGATGCCGCCCTGCAAGGAGTGTCGTAAGGCCGCGCAGCGGGTGGATCGGACCGCCCCCAAGCCGCCCGTGACGCCCAATCCCGGCGCCAACCTGCCGGTCCCGAGCGCCGGCCGAGCCTTGGCCCGAGCCGGGCAGGCGGACGTGGAGGAGGTATTCAGGAACGGGGCGGCCATCCTCAAGCGCCATAGCGCGCGGGTGTTGATGCGCATGGTCAAGTACGCCGAAGACCCCAAGTCGCCCCACCACTGGGACGCCCTGCGGTTCCTCGCGGAGCGTGGCCTGTCCCTCAAGGCCCTGACCAGCGTGGTCGAGGGCGCCAAGAACGCGCCGGCCGTCATGCCAACCATCGTCTTCAACGTGGGCGCGGGCACCCCGCCCCCCGAAGTCCGGCCGGCCATCACGGTCGAGGCCATCCCCGAAGACCCGGACGCCTGAAGTCCGGCCACCCGACACCCCGACCAAGCGGCCATGTATCTTCGGCGCCGAGAACGTCGTGGCGACCGCCGACACGCGGTTCCTGTTCCCCGGCTACCAGAACGCCCAAGCCTCGAACCTGCCGATCAGCATGATCTGCCCGCGCGCAGGCACGGTGTCGGCGCTGTACGTGCGGCATAACGCCGACGTTGGCAACGGCAACCCCGTCATCTACCGGGTGCGCGTCGCCGGTTTCGATACCCCGCTGACCGTGACGCTGGCGACGGGCGTCATCGGCAACGCCGTTGACGACGACCCGGCGCACGCCGTGCAGATCGCCGCGGGCCAGTTGCTTGAAGTCGTCGCCGTCAAGTCGGCCCCGCTCGGCACCGGCGCCGTGCGGGCGGTCGCCTCCGTTCTCCTCCGCTCCGCCGCGACATGACCTACACCGCCACCACGCAGTGCCCGTACTCCGCCCTCGGGCTGATGGGCCGCTTCATGAAGCTGACCCCGGAGCAGGAGGCGCTGAAGGCCGCGTACCTCGCGCTGCCCGGCATCGCGCAGAAAGCCGTCGATGCCGACGCGCGCGAGAGCAAGCTAGACTACTTCACCGGCGCGATGGTCGATAAGGCGCGCTCGAATTTCAGCACGGTCAGCATGGACGACTCCACGGAGGACGACGCGCTGGCCGACACGACGAAGTCGGACTTCGCGTGAGCGCGATCAGCCTCGACTTCCACCTACACCCGGCGCAGCTACGGGTCTACAACGACCAGACCCGATTCCGGGTCGTCGCCGCCGGGCGCCGGTTCGGCAAGTCCTACGACGCTATGGTCGAGGCGCTCGGGGCGGCACTGGACCCGCGCAACACCAAGAAGAAGGCGGTGTTCATCGTCGCCCCGGTGTTTCCGCAGGCGAAGCAGATTTACTGGCGGCCGCTGCTGGAGATGGCGCACCCCGTCATCAAGCACGTCAACACCGTCGAGGCGGTCATCACCCTCGTCAACGACGTGCAGATTTTCATCAAGGGCGCCGACCGCCCGGACAACATGCGCGGCGTCGGCCTCTACTTCGTGGTGCTGGACGAGTTCGCATCCATGAAGCCGCAGGTGTGGGAGGAGATCATCCGCCCCGCGCTCGCGGACGTGAAAGGCCGGGCGCTGTTCATCGGGACGCCGGCGGGCCGCAACCACTTCTACACCGCGTTCATGATGGGCGCGGACGGCGCCGACCCGGAGTGGAAGAGCTTCCACTTCGTCAGCACCGACAACCCCTACCTGCCGCCTGGCGAAGTCGAGGCGGCGCGGCGCTCGATGTCGAGCGCGACCTTCCGCCAGGAGTTCCTTGCGAGCTTCGAGACGGGCGGGTCTGAGAACTTCAAGCGCGACTGGTTCCGCTACAGCGAGGAAGAGCCGGCGAACGGCGACTACTACGTCGCTGTGGACTTGGCCGGGTTCGCTGATTCCGCGACGGCTGCCAAGAGCATCCTGGCGCGGCGCGACAAGACGGCCATCAGCGTCGTCAAAGTCGCCCCCGACAACAAGTGGTGGGTCAAGGACGTGATCCGCGGGCAGTGGAGCGTCAAGGACACCGCCCGGAAGATCGTTGACACCGTGGCTGCCGTGCAGCCGACCGCGTGGGGCATTGAGAAGGGCTCGCTCTATAACGCCGTCCTCCCCGACCTGGCGCTTCTCGGCGCCGAGAAGGGCATAGCGGTCCATCCGGTGCCGCTGTCGCACGAGAACAAGAGCAAGACCGACCGCATCATGTGGGCGCTGCAGGGGCGATTCGAGCACGGCAACGTGATCTTCCGCCCCGCCGAGTGGAACAGCGAGGTCGAAGACCAGCTCCTCCACTTCCCGTCGCGCATGGTGCAGGACGACTGCATCGAAGCCATCGCCTACGTGGCGCAGTTGGCGCCGATGCACCACTTCCCCGGCTACGACCCGAACGAATCCCTCGATTACTGGCGGCCCCACGACGCAACCATAGGCTACTGATGGCACGCAAACCCAAAATCGACAAGGTTCCCGAGCAGGCGCGCGTCATCGGCGACCCGGACGAACTGCAGCCGATCAAGCAGCCGGAGACTGACGCATTCGATCCGCTCGTGAAGTGGGTCGAGGCGAAGGTACAGGCGTGGCAGACGCACCGCGATTCCAACTACGACGCGAAATGGGGCGAGTACGAGCGCCTGTGGCGCGGCATCTGGAGCGGCAGCGAGAAGATTCGCGCCTCCGAGCGGTCGAAATTCGTCTCGCCGGCGCTGTCCGAGGCGGTCGAGAACAACGTTAGCGAGATCGAGGAGGCGGTTTTCGGCCGTGGCGACTTCTTCGACTTCCGCCCGAACGCCGACGACGTGGGCGAGGCCATCGCGGCGCTCGACCGCAACAAGCAGAGCCTCAAGGAAGACTTGGAGCGCAGCGATTTCGTCGTCAACGTGTGCGGCGCGCTACTCAACAGCGCCGTGTACGGCACCGGAATCGGTGAACTCGTCCTCGAAGAGACGACCTACAAGGAAATCGTGCCGCAGGACGCGGGCGACGGCACCTTCGAGGCCGCCGTGCAGGAGACGCCTGCGACGTACGTCTGCCTGCGCAGCGTCAACCCGCGCAATTTCGTCATCGACCCCAACGCGAGCCGCATCGAGGACGCGATGGGCGTCGCCGTGAAGGAGCCGGTGGGCATCCACCTGATCCGCGCGGGCATCAAGGACGGCGTTTACCGCAAGGTGAAGGTCGAGGCGGGCGCCAGCGACCCGAAATTGAAGGCTGACTACCAGGAAGAGGCGGACTACACCGAGGATTCGGTCGAAGTCATCCGCTACTATGGCCTCGTGCCGCGGAATTTGCTCGAAGCGGAGGAGCCGCGCGAGGAATTGTTCCCGGACGACCCGACTCCGGCCGAAGAGAAGGCCGACGAGAGCGACATGGTCGAGTCCATCGTCGTAATCGCGGGCGGAAAATGCCTCAAGGCCGAGAAAACCCCCTATCTGATGGGCGACCGGCCCGTCGTGGCGTTCCCGTGGGACATCGTGCCGGGCCGTTTCTGGGGCCGGGGCGTTTGCGAGAAGGGAAACGTCCCGCAGAAGCTGCTCGACGCCGAATTGCGCTCGCGGATCGACGCGCTGGCGTACTCGTCCGCGCCGATGATGGCGATGGACGCCTCCCGGATGCCGCGCGGCTTCAAATTCGAGGTCGCGCCGGGCCGGAGCATCCCCGTTTCGGGCGATCCGGGCACCGTTCTCAAGCCGTTCACGTTCGGCCAGCTCGATCAGAACACTTGGAACCAATCCGCGCAGCTTGACCAGATGGTGCAACGCGCCACCGGCGCGCTGGACGGCATTTCGCTCGCGCAGAAGGGCGTCGGCGGCGACGCGCGCTCCGGCGCGGTGTCGATGGCGATGTCCGGCGTCGCAAAACGCTCGAAGCGCACGCTGATGGCGTTCACCGATCGCTTTTTCATCCCCGCGCTCAAGAAAATGCTCTGGCGCTACATGCAATTCGCGCCGGAACGCTACGTGCCGCGCAATTCTTCGTTCGTGGCGACATCCACGACCGGGATCATGCAGCGCGAGTACGAAACGCAGCAACTCGCGCAGCTTCTATCGACGATGCAGCCCGGATCGCGCGAGCACAAGATGATTCTCATGGGGGTCGTCTCCAACACCGGCATGGCGAACCGCCAAGCCATCGTGGAGATGCTCCAAGCGTCGATTCAGCAGGACGAGCAGGCGCAGCAGATGCAGCTTGCGATGGCGCAGCAGGCGCAGCCGGCGGACGGCTCGCCCGAGGCCGCCATGCTGCAGCAGATCGCGCCGCAGCTCACCGTGGCGAAGGCGCAGCTCGAACTGCGCAAGCTGCAGGCCGAGATCGCGCGGCTGGAGTCGCAGACGATGGTGGACAGGGCAAAAGCCCGGCAGCTAATGCTCCAGCCGGAGATCGACGCGCGCAGCATCGCCATGAAGGGCATCTACAACACGCCCGAAGAGCAGATGCAGGCCGAGTTCGACCGGCGCATGAAGATCGGGGACCAGATGTTGGAGAAAGCCGACATCGAGTCCAACGAGCGCATCGCCGGCCTGCAGGCCGCGGCCTCCGTCGAGCGCGAGCGCATCAAGGCGCAGGCCACGACGCGCGCCGCGAGCGCGGCCGCCACGCCCGAGAGCGTGACGGTCGTCCAGCCGGTCGTCCAGCCGGTCGCGGCGCCGTTCGGCGTGATGTAACGAATCAATGGGGGCCGCGCAAGCGGTGCGTGGGCCTCGCTCCCTCACGCAGTTTGCCGGACACTAACGCCGGCCACCCCCCCCACCCCATTTCCCCACCTGTTAGGGGGTGTTGAAGTGCAAATAAGCCGAGCAGAGCGCGACGCGCGATATTCCAAGACCGACGCATTCAAGGACGCGCAGCGGCGGTACCGCGCGTCGGAGAAAGGGCGGGCGGCAACCGCCCGGTATCGACAATCCGGCAAATATGCGGCGACGAAAGCGGCGTGGCGCGCGGCCAACCCCGGCAAGGGGCCTGAGTACACCAGGCGGTACGCCAATGCGAACCCGGAGTTCGCGTTGTGGAACGCCGCCAAGCAACGGGCGAAGAAGGCGGGCTTGGAGTTCACTATAACCGTGGCCGATGTGATTATTCCGGCTGCGTGCCCGTATCTTGGGATTCCGATTTGTGCATCATTTGACCCCACCGGTGGCGTCCGGCGCGACAACCGCGCGTCGCTGGACCGGGTCGATAGTAGGGTTGGGTACGTGCCCGGCAACGTGCACGTCGTGTCGTGGAAAGCGAACCGCATTAAGACAGATGCAACAATCGAGGACTTGCTGGCGTTCAGCCGCGGGTTTCTCGCAGTACACGGGGGCGAATGATGGATTCGTTGCGCGATGTGGAACTACAAGCCCACTACGACGAGATGTTCTCCCTATTCGGGAGCAAGGGGTGGGCCGCGATAGTCGAGAAGGCTGAGGCGCTGCGCAAGCAGTACGACAGCCTGCGCAACATCAAAGACGAGGCCGCGCTGTACTACCGCAAGGGGCAGCTCGACATCCTCGACTGGATCGTGAACCAGAAGGTGGACCACGAGCTGACCTACCGGATGCTGCTTGAGCATGAGGCGGAGGACGCATGAGCATCCTCGTCTACGATTATCAGTGCCCATCCTGCGGATACAAGACCGAGTTGTTCTGCCGATCCGACAAGCTGGACGAGCCGGTGCAGTGCGCGTCGTGCCACGAGGCTGACATGACCCGGATGATCCCGGCGCCCCGCGCGCAACTCGAAGGATTCACCGGAGACTTCCCCGGCGCCGCGATGGCGTGGGAGAAGCGCCGCGAGAGCAAGATGAAAGCGGAAGCGCGTGAAATGGAACGGCACGGGTCCGTCACCGGATCGCCCCTGCCGGCATTCCACGACAGCGTCGCCGCGAAGTACGAAGTCGTGTCCAACGACTAGCGATTACCACAAGCTGGTGCTGTCCCCGTAAGGGGCAGGCCGCATCGGCTCCCCCATCCGCCCCTTGAGCGAAGGATAGGCGACACATGGCAATCATCGAAACGAAACCCCAAGTTCTGGAAGACGGCGACGAGGACGTGCTTCTCGGCACCCCGGCGGACGGAGACTACGCGGACCCCACAGCGGACGAACCCGCGGAACTCCCCGAACCCGAGCCGAAGGCCGAGCAGAAGCAGCAGTCCGAGGACGACGACATTCCCCCGCCCCTGCGCGGGAAGTCCGCGGCCGAACTCGCCAAGATGTACGCCGAGGCGCAGAAGGTCATCGGGCGACAGGGCACGGAACTCGGGACGCTTCGGCAGACGCACGACCAGTTCATTCGGCAGGCCATCGAAGAGCGCCGCCGCGCGCAAGCCGCGCAGCCGCAGCCCGCGAAGGAAGCCAAGAAGCTGGAAGACGTGGACTTCTTCGCCAACCCGCAGGAAGCCATTAAGCAGGCCATCGAGAATAACCCCGAGGTCAGGCGCCTGCGCGACGAGAACCAGCGCATCCGCATGGGCGCGGAGATCGCGCGCCGGCAATCGAGCGAGCGTGCCCTGAACGAGCGGCACCCGGACGCGGGCGCAATCCTGGCCGACCCGGCCTTCCGCGAGTGGGTCGGCGCGTCGCCGATCCGGCAGCGCATGCTCTACGCGGCGAACCAGAACTACGATGTCGCGCTCGCGGACGAGGTTTTCTCGACGTGGAAGGCGCTGAACAAGCCGGTGCAGGAAGCCGCGCAAACCCTCGCCGCGCAGAGCGCCGAGAAGCGCGCGAAGGCGAAAACCGCCGCGAAGGTGCCGAGTGCCGGTTCCGCCGCGCCGAAGGAAGGCGCCGCCGGCAAGGTGTACCGCCGGGCCGACCTGATCCGGCTGCAGGTGGAAGACCCGGATCGCTACGACGCCATGATCGACGAGATCGAGAAGGCGTACATCGAGGGCCGCGTCCGCTGATGAAAGGGCCGCTCGTACTCGGGCGGTCCGTCGAGGCGGGCGCCGTCTACTCGGACGAGGTCAACCAGACCACGGCGAAGGCCAACCGCGCGGTGAACGCCGCGCGGGGCCTGCCGGCCCATCAGGCGGGCGCCGAGGCGCGCGACGCGGAGGTCGCCATCGTCGGCTACGGGCCGTCGCTGGCGCAGACGTGGCCGCAAATCCTGCGGCTGCACGTGCCGGTCTGGACTAGCTCGAAGGCGCACGACTTCCTGATCGGGAAGGGTCTTCTGCCGGTGTTCCATACGGACGTGGACTACCGGCAGCACAAGGCGGACTTCGTGACGCCATCGCGCGGCGTGCGCTACATCATGGCGTCGCACGTCCACCCCGATTTCATCGACAAGCTGGCGGGCTACAACGTCCGGCTGTTCCACAGCCAAGTCCCCGCCGGCGGTCCGTACGAAGCGGGCTACCCGCTGATCGCGGCGCAGTTCGACGCCGGCCTGATGGCCGCGAAGCTGGCCTACGACCTCGGATACCGCAAGCAAGTTTGGTTCGGCCTCGACGGCAGCATGCTCGACGACGGGCAGACGCACGCCGGGCCGCACGAAGGCATTCTCGGGCAAGCCGGGCCACTCGTCCTGCGAGTGGGCAGCCGGGACTACCAGAGCAATGAACTTCTCATGCGCGCGGCGCTGTGGACGGAGCGCATGCTTCGCCAGCACCCACGCATGCAAGTCACCATCACAGGCGACGGCGCACTTCGGCCGTTCCTGCAGGAGCGCGGACGAGTCCGCGTTCAGTAGCACCCCTTCCGGGACAGGCCCGCGCCGCCCCCGGTCGTAGCTCGCGCCGCCCCCGTGTCGTTCCTGAGCGGGAAAAGCGAAAACCAGTCGTAGCCACGACCCGCCCGGTCATCCGGCGGATACCCGAGGCTCGCGTCAGGACTTCCCTTTTCCTCTTTCAACCAGCTCAAGGAGATTGCAATGGCAATCGGCGCATCGAACATCATCATGACCGAAGCGCGCACGGCTGGTTTCGTCCCCACTATCTAACCGCTGGATAGTTAAAACCGTCTCTGAATAACGGGAACCTACCCACATCGGGCGGAACCCGAGGGAACACGCAGTACAACTACGCAGTTCATGCCCCGGAGGGCAAGTGAAGCGACTAAGTTGGAAATACATAGCAGGGTTGGTAGACGGCGAAGGTTGTATTACCTTCGACCGTGTGCGCAACAGTGACCCGCGATACCGTCACCATGTGTATGCGTCTCCGCGCTTGCGCGTGGTGTTGTCGGAACCGGGACGCGGTGTGATTGAAACATTGCACACCACGCTCGGGGGCAGCGGGAACATGCGCATCGTGAAGCGAAGCAGCAAGAACCCCGCGTGGGCTGACACCTACGAGTGGGCGCTGGTCGGGTACACAGCCGCGTGCCCGGTTCTTCGCAACATCGCCAACCATCTCGTCATCAAGCGAGAACAAGCCCGATTCGTGCTGTGGGCTGAACGGCACATCAAAGGTCGCAGAGCAGGCGAGGACGCCTATGCCGCGATCCGCGAGGAGATGGCTGCTATGAAGCGTGACCCGCACAGACTAAGCGAGATGGCTCAAACACGAGTTTGGGATGCGATAGTCGGCAGTGCTGAGAATACAGGCACTTAGGGCAAGACGAAATCATCGCCGCGCACAAGAAGAATGTGGTTCTTAAGCCACTCGTTCGGAAACTCAACGTCAAGGGCAAGAAGGGCGACAGCGTCAAGCTGCCGTCCCCGGCCCGTGGCACCGCGACCGCGAAGTCGGCCAACACGGTGGTCAACACGATCATCGAGTCGGGCACGTCCATCACGGTCAACCTCACCAACCACTTCCACTACGCCCGCCTGATCGAAGACGTGGCGGAAGTGCAGGCCATGTCGAGCATGCGCAAGTTCTACACGGACGACGCGGGTTACGCCCTCGCCGTCCAACTGGACACGTCGCTGTTCGATGCGGCCGGCGGCTTCAACGGCGGCACCGCTGGTGCGGCTGCGTGGGCCGGTGGGGTGCAGGCGGGTGACGGCACGACCGCGTACGTGGACGCGAACGACAACGCGACCACCATCTCGGACGCCGGTATCCGTCGCGCGATCCAGTTCCTCGACGACAACAACATCCCGATGAATGACCGCTACCTCGTCATCCCGCCGGTCGCCCGGCGCGTGCTGATGGGGCTGGCTCGGTTTACCGAGCAGGCGTTCACCGGCGAGGCCGCGGGTAGCAACACCATCCGCAACGGCAAGCTCGGCAACGTGTACGGCATTCCCGTCTACGTTTCGAGCAACTGCCCGACGACCTCGGGTGCCTCCGGCCGCGTGTGCCTCCTGGCGCACAAGGACGCGATGGTTCTCGCGGAAGTCCTCGGGCCGCGTGTGCAGACCCAGTACAAGCTGGAGAACCTCGGCACGCTGCTCGTGGCGGACCAGATTTGGGGCTGCGGCGAGTTGTA